TTTCAGCTCTAATGGTTTCTGCTTCTGCAGCTAGTTATTCCGTTTATGGGTTAAGTAAATTATTTGCTGGAGCATCCAGTGCAGTTATGGTAATGGCAGGTTCATTGGAGTTTGCAAAACTGGTTATAGCTTCTGTGCTATATCAATATTGGTATGACCTTAATAGATATATAAAAATTTATCTATTTGCTGCAATATTAGTTTTGATAACAATAACCTCTGGTGGTATTTATGGATTCCTTTCAGGAGCTTATCAAGATACAGCAAATCAGTCAGAATTGATATCTAAGAATTTGGATATATTAGAAACCAAACAAAATAGATATGTAGATAGATTAGATGTCTTAGAACTAAACATGAAAGATCTAACAAAGGCATTATCTAACCCCACGAAGATTCAGTATGTTGATAAAGAGTCTGGTCTATTAGTTACAACAACCTCTTCTCGACAAAGAAAGTTATTAGAGAGTCAACTAACTAATGCTCAGATTAAATTTGAATCTTTAACGGATTCAGTTTCTATTTATGATGCGAGAATACTGCAATTAGAATTGAATGATGAGACAGTTAAAGAATTGGGTCCTTTAAAGTATATGGCTTTACTATTTGATAGATCAATGGAATCTATTATCAATTGGTTCATGCTATTAATAATATTTGTATTTGATCCTCTTGCTATAGTATTGGTTGTGATAGCTAATATGGCATTTGCTCAAATAAAGAAGCCTGAAGAACTTTACATATCCGAGGAAGTAGTAATGTCGGAACTGGATCAGAAAATCGAAGAGCCAGAATCACCGGCAGTATTTGATGATAGTCATTTGAATAGAACTATAAATAGAATACTTGAATTAGTAGAAAAACATTTACCAATAGATGGTGAGTATTTTAATGGGTATAGACCTAAAAAATAAAAACTTATATGGCGAAGAAAACTAACAAAATTACAAAAATCAAAGGTGCAAAAAAATACATAGCTCCTTTGGTAAAAGATCAGAAAGATTTTGATCTTAAGTGTGAGCACAGAATTACATATCGTAGAGGCTCTAAATGGAATCAAGATCCTGAGATTACATATAGACATATGGATTGTAAATTATGCGGACAGGAAGAAGTAGTTTCCAATTTAACATCGAATGTTGTTTGCTCTCACTGTGTAAACACAATGGTTGAACCACCATCTATAGGTCAACAAAAAATAGTTACAGGTAGACCTGCTGGTTGGCATTGGAAGGCAGTCTTTGTAGATAAAGATGGCACAGTTTATCATCGAGGTGTTGAACAGCCTAAATTGAAGGGTACACTGGCTCCTTCAGAAATAGAGCCTAAGAAAAGAATTCGTAAGAAGGATAAACAAAAAGTATTTCATGAAGCCTTACGAAGAATTGCAAAATTAAAGAAGCAATTAAAATCAGCTCGCTTTAAGAAAGATATCAAAGTTATAGAAAGTAAATTGAAGAAACTTCAAAAGCTTGCTCTAGGTAAATTTCCAAAAAACTTCTCAATAAGTGACTTTATGGCTGAATAATTTTTTTATTCAAAATATTTTTCTTATATTGTAGACTACAAAATAGATCTAAAGGATACGATATATGGACAAAATTATTTATGAAAGATCTGATAAATCTTTAGAACCTCAAAAAATTAAATTTGAAGTGTCTCCTGATTTATCATTAAAAGATTTTAAATTAAATTGCATAAGAATGGCTCAAGCTTTGGGCTATGATAATGCCTCAATAAAAAAAGAATTTAATTACATCGAAGAGTCTGGCAATCCTTCACAATTAAAACTAATCCTCGGTTAATATGAAAAAAGATAATAATTTATATGATGAGCCAGAACAAGAAGTCTTGGTTGATAAAGAAGAACCAGCAGTGAATTTCGTTCTAGGTGGACAAGAACCTGGACCGGATATGCAGGAAATGGAATCTGGAATATCTATTGAAGATTCTCTAATCTACTTCATAGGTACAGTAGATGAATTTTCACTACTGGATTTCATGGCTAAAACAAGAACAGTCATGAAGAATAGATCTGAAGAGAAATCTAAAGACCCTATTAATATTATTATAGATTCTTTCGGTGGTGATGTTTATTCTACTTTAGGTATTGTGGACTTTATTGAAAACTTAGATGTTAAGGTAAATACTATAGCAAGAGGTCGTTGTATGTCAGCAGCAGCAATAATATTAGCATGTGGTACAGGTGAACGCATGGCCTCAAAAAGAACTAGCATGATGCTTCATAATAGTTCAGGTGGAGCTACGGGTACCGCAAGGGAAATCCGAATTAATATAGAACATCATGATAATTTGGATGTTGAATTATACAATATCCTTGCTGCAAAAACAAAGAAGGATGCAGCTTGGTGGAAGGCTTCATTAAGAAATGATTTATATATTAATTCAGAGACGGCTTTAGAGCTAGGACTTATAGATTCAATAGGATAGTATGAAATTAACAGATGATCAAATTACAGACAACTGGCACAAATTATTAGGTATAGTAGAAACCAGTTTCACTGGAGAAAGAAAGGCAACCTTATTAGCAATGTATGAATTCTTCCAGGATCGTATGCTAATAGCACCTGCATCAGGATTGGAACATTATCATAATTGTTTTGAGGGTGGTTATGTCGACCATGTCATTCGAGTAGTTGAATGTGCCAAGAAGTTAGATGCTGCTTGGAAGTCGATGGGTGCACAGGAAGAAGCTTACACCCAAGAGGAATTAATCTTTGCTGCCCTCCACCATGACTTAGGTAAAGTTGGTGATCGCGAGCATCCATATTATGTTCCCAACCCAAGTGAGTGGCATAGAAAAAATCAAGGTAAGATTTATGACTTCTGTGAAGATCTACAGCACATGAGTGTACCAGATCGCGCACTATTTCTTCTCCAACAGTTTGGTGTAAGATATACTGCTAATGAAGCTATTGCGATAAGATGTTCGGATGGTTTATATGATGTAGCAAGTGAGTCATACTTCAAGACATATAATCCTCAGAAAGAATTGAGAAATCATTTGCCAATTCTTTTACATCATGCTGACCACATGGCTTCTAGAATAGAACATGATGCGGCTAAAAGTAGTAGACCAACCGTAAAGCCTAAGGCTATCCTTGGAAAAAAGAAGTCAGTCTCTCAAGCCAATACAAAAGCTACTGAATTATTCAAAGATCTATTTGGGGATTCTTAATATGATTTATTTAGCTTTAGGATACTTATTGCCGTTATATATTATATTCAATCTTTTGAGAAAGGTAGAAAATTTGACAGAACAGACAGAAAAGGCAAATGCAGATATCAGTCAGATATATCAAGATTTGAATACAACATTTTCTGAAATGAAGGTTATAGATGCTAAGGGTGGATTTGAAGCTGACGATGAAGTCGGTACCACTTTTAAAAATCTCAAAGAAGTTATTGATCAGTTAGAGGTTAAATATGGAATTAATAATGATTAATCCTGTAGATGATTTTTATGAAAGATTGCCTAGGATTCAAAGGGAATTCGAGGAGCAATATAATAAACCTGGCAAACGAGGTCGTCCTAGAAAGAATAAGATGTACTTCACACCAGTAACTGAAGAAGCTATTATAGCTTATAATACAGAAGAAGATGAAATATTAAAAAATAGAGTATATAAAGAACATATTCATTATCCATTATATAAGATGGCTGAGAATTTGATCCATAGGTTTAAGTTCTATTATATGGATGGTACTCCAGAAGATGTTAAGTATGAAGTAATAACATTTCTATTGGAAAAATTAAATAAGTATACTCAGGATAAGGGTAGAGCTTTTTCTTATTTTTCAATAGTTGCTAAAAATTATTTGATACAAAATAATAATAAAAGTTATAAAAGACTAGTATCTAAGACAGATACCTTAGCTATTGATAATCAAAGAAATGTTATGAATGAAATTGTGAGATCTGGTAATCTCCAAATGGTCAATTCTTTCATGGATAGGTTTATAGATTATTATGATAATAAAATTGAAGAAGTATATAGAAGTGAGAGAGATCGAAGAATTGCTTATGCAGTTTTAGAACTTTTTAAAAATCGTGAGAACATCGAGAATTATAATAAAAAAGCACTTTATATTATGATTCGGGAAATGACTGGGACGAAGACTCAGTATATCACGAAGGTTGTAAATGAGATCAAATCTGAATATAGAAAACTTTTCATTCTTTTCGAAGATGGAAAGATTCAGTAGGTTTCGAATTAGGAAGCTCCTTAGCAAAAGCCAATATTGGCATAATTAAACAAGAGGAGAAATTTTATGAGAAAGTTAATTTTAACAATTACATTAGCTTGTATGTCTATGATGGCATCACAAGCACAGACAAAAGGCGATTGGTACATAGGTACTGGTGACGTTTCTAACGTTGCTTGGACTGAATGGTCAGTAAGCCCAACTATCGGATACAGTGTTACTAATAATTTAGTAATCGGAGCATCATTAGATCAAGTAACCGGTGAAACCCTAAATGTAGATGTGAATGCAAGATACTTTGTAAAAGGTTATTTTGCATACCTAGAATCTAACTTAAATTTGGATACCGAGGACATGCGCCTTGGATTCGGAAAAATGTTTACACTACGCAGCAATGTATATGTAGACCCAAAAATCGTTTATAATACAGGAGATCAAACCACGAACCTAGGAATAGGCTTCGGGTTTAGATTCTAATTTTTAAGCGAGCTTCCTATTGGGTAATATTGCCCTAAAATTAAATTGTATTTGAGGAAAATCAGATGGAATCAGTAATTAAGTATGTAACAGGTTTTTTCAGTGGACTAATGGCTATTTTTATGGCTATGATCCCTGTATCAATCTTATGGTATGTATTGACTGGTGGTGCAGTATTCGGTATCGATGTTGTAGCTAACCTTTCAAATTTAATCTCTCGCATTGGCGAAGGTGGATTTGTAGGTATCGTGGTATTAGTTTTACTAGTATCATTTTTCACCGGCAAAAAATAATTGGTTTATATAATTAGTTTTTTTTAAGTGCCCTGGCTTTAAGTCGGGGCATTTTTTTTGTAGTATATATATTTATACATAGGAGAGTTTTATATGAATAACGATCATGAGATTTTTAAGGGTAAGACCTTTTCAGATTTACTATCTGATATATACACAAATTCTAAAAAGAAAGAAAATCAAATTAATGGCTTGATAAGAGATCTGCAACCTATGATAAAGAATCTAGGTGATGCAACAATAATAGTTCCTTTGATAGCTGAATATTTAGATGTTTCTGTTAAGAATGATGACCACCTAGTAAAAATGGCTTCAATCGTCCAGAGGGCTATGGCCAGATCGGTATCAACCGAAGGTAATGGATCTCTATTAACAGAGGACGAAAAGAAACAATTAATCCAAGCAGCTCAAGAATTGGAAGATCGAGAAAAAAATGGCTAAAGTCTTTTCATCAAATCGAGCATCTATAACCGGTGCATCACCTATAAATCATCCGACAATAACTTTCGCAGAGGTTGTTCAAGTGCTGTTAGATTCTGATGACCCATCATTCAACCCACCCGGAAATATAAATATTGGTAGTATCAAAGCTAGACTGCTGGATACTGAAAGAGGTAAAGCATCTGAGGATCTAACTTGGTACGCACCGCTGAACATGAATGATATTCATGTACCTGTCATTGGTGAAGTTGTCATGTTAGTTCAAGCACCAAATAGAAATATAGTTAAGTCAAAGAAGTCCGTTGAGTATTATTATATTAGTATCGTCTCTACTATGGGAAATGCTACTAATAATGCTATAAAGGGCTTTTCAAAACCTATAGCTCAGAGTAATCTTGTAACTTATACTGGAAATCAAAATACAGACAAGGTCGATGGTCTCGGAGATTATATTCCTGAAATAGCCAAATCTAACTTAATAGCATTTGAAGGTGATAAATTGATTCAGGGTCGATGGGGCCATGGTATTAGATTTACAAACACTTCTAATGGTTCGTCTAAAAAATCGTTCTGGAATAAAGATGGCAACGATGGTGATCCTTTGATTGTAATATCGAATGGTCATGCAAGCGAATTTCCGGACCCATACCTAGAAGCAATAGATGATGATGCTTCAACTATAGTATTATCTTCTGCACAATCCATAGACTTATCTATATCGAATAAGGTGCACCCCTCGTTGCAATCGATCAATCAGTATAGTGCAGGTCAGATTGTTTTAAATTCAGATAGGGTAGTTTTGAATTCAAAAGCCGATGGTGTTATTATCGCTGGTAAGACTGGTGTATATATAACTACTCCGGATTGGAAAACAGACTTTAATGAATTGATGGATATTTTTAAAGAGCTTATTGCTGAAATGAAATCTCAAGCAGAAGGTGGATCACCATTCACAACTGGTGTAGGGCCAACAGGTCCAAATCCTGCTTCTATTGCAATATTGACTCTACTAGAAACTAGACTTGGGTTGTTGGAGCAGTAGTGATAGATTATAATAGCTTCCAGGCTAAATTGGAAAAAATGTTAATGGGTAATGGTTTCATACATAAAGGTTGGGCAACTTCGGATTATGATTCAGAAACTTCGACCTATAATTATAGTGGTGGACCACCATGGATAGCTTTTACTGGGGAGACCTTCCCAGAATCCGAAAAAGAAACGGCAAGGTTTTTTGCTGAAATTATCTCTGAATATCTATTGTCTAAGATTCAAGATCCTAAGGGTAATATCCCTCTGATACCATTAGTATATCGTACAGATATGGATACTATGGGTAATATAACTAGTGTTATAGCCAATAAGATTGAGGAAGGCCTTTTACAGTTAAAGGATACGGATAATGCTATGCTATCAGGCTCAAAACTAAAGACTGTGTTTAAACCTATGAGTGTAGTTATTGCAACATGGATGGCAACTAATACAACTATGAATTTTTTGATTAATCATATTAGTCCTTCGAATGTACCAACGAGCAATTTCATAACCAATTTTGGCGACCATGCAAATCTAGGTAAAAATTTCGGTCTAGCCTTAAAACAAGAAGGGGCTTCTCGGACTATCATTACTACAAAGGTTGGTTCCTCAATGGTCCAAGCGTTTGAGGATTATTTCGGTAGTGTCGGCGGTACCCATATTGAGACTCCACCTAGTTCTACTCCTCTCTCAACAAACTGGACAGGTTTAAAGTAACTATGATATTTATATAGGAACAAAAAGAGGGTTTGATAATGACAAAAAAAGAGTTAGTAGAAGTTATAAGAAAGGTTGTAAAGTCTGAAGTTAAGAAAGCTGTTAAGAAAGCTATTAATGAAATTGCACAGCCTAAACTAGAGAAGTCTGAGCAAAAAACTACACTACAAGAAGTTTTAGCTCAAACGGAAGAACAGGGTGATTGGAAGTCAATGGGTGAGTTTAACTCTCAAGATGCTAGAGGGCAATTCGCAGCAATGCAAGGTGGTAATGCTACCAATTTAATTGGAGCTCAATCTAATCTATTAAGCCAGCCAGCAGTTCAAAATGACGAGAGCTTACAGAAAGCGTTTACTAGAGATTATAGTAGTTTAGTTAAAGCAATGAAAAAGAAATAAGAGATGTCTCAGACCATAAAAGAAACCAGATTTAATCCTTTGGATTTTGAAGCTGATGTAGCTATCGGTCTTGGTCTTCCTTTAGTACATCCAAATGCCGGTAAGTTCACATCGCCCGTATCAGCTAGTTTCGATCAAGGAGATTCTGAAGTTGGAACTACGAAGATGTCAGGTGGTGTATTCAATTCTACATATACAACTAAAGAACAAGTTAAAGCGAATATCAAGAATTTGGTTCTTACAAATCCGGGAGAGAGATATTACCATCCAACTTTCGGTGCTGGAGTACAAGGTCTTCTTTTTGAAAATATAACTAGAGAATTATTAAAGAATTTAATTTCTAAGATTAAATCTCAAGTAGGTTTATGGCTACCTTATGTGACCATAAAAGATATTGATATTAATACTGATAGAATTGATAGTAATGAAATTAGAATAAAAATTGATTATGTTATTTTTGAAAATGATTTTGATCTTCAAAGTATAACCATATTTGCTTAGGAATAAAATGGCTGAAAAAGATATAAAATATTTAAACAAAGATTTTTCGGGCTTCCGAGATAGCCTTGTAGAATTTGCTAAAAATTACTTTCCGGATACCTACAATGACTTTAATGAGTCATCACCTGGTATGATGTTTATTGAAATGTCTTCGTATGTAGGTGACGTGCTTTCTTATTATACAGACTATCAATTAAGAGAGAGTTTATTATCTCAAGCTCAAGAGCGAGTTAATATTTTAGATATAGCTCATTCTCTAGGATATAAAGCAAAACCAACCGTACCAGCTTATGTCGACCTTAGTGTTTACCAATGGTTACCTGCTATTGAAGACGGTTCAGGAAACGCAATACCAGATATGTCTTATGCTCTAAAGATACCAACAGGAATGTCAGTAGATGCTGAATCAAATTCGGATGTTAAATTCACTACAGTTGAGGAAGTTAATTTTGTACAAACAGGATCAGCGAATACAAATGTTACTGTTTATAGTTTAGATGATACTACTGGAGAACCTAACGCTTACTTGATAAAAACAAAAGTTCGAGCAGTCTCAGGAGAATCTAAATCTGAAACCTTTACCATATCTGAGGCAAAGAAATTCCAAAAGTTAAAACTAGGTGCAAAGGATATCATCCAGATACAATCAGTAATAGATGCTGATACTAATAAATGGTATAATGTTCCATACTTAGCTCAGGATACTATTTTCGAAGAACTTCAAAACAATTCTTCAAATGATCCAACAACCTCAACCGATACGAATGAGACTCCATACCTATTAAACCTTCGCCGTACAGCAAGAAGATTTACCACTAAGATAGATAAGGATAATTATACTGAGTTATTATTTGGAGCAGGTATATCTTCTAATCCTGATGAGCTTATAACGCCAAATCCATCTACGATTGGAAATGTCTTACAAATCGGTGAAACTTCTAAATTAGATGTTTCATTTGATCCTGCAAATATGATGTTCACTAGAGCTTATGGTAAAGCTCCTAGTTCAAATCTAACGGTTACATATTTAAGTGGTGGTGGTATAAAATCAAATGTCGTTTCTGGAGACTTAACAAAGATCTCTAGTAATAGTTTTAATATTGATGAGGATGGTTTAGATGCCAGTACTTTACAAACGGTAAAAGATTCTTTAGCTGTTACTAATGAACAACCTGCTACAGGTGGTAGATCTTTTGAGACTAACGAAGAGATACGACAAAATGCATTGGCATCCTATGCATCTCAAAATAGAGCAGTAACCAAAGAGGATTATATAGCAAGGGTTTATGCTATGCCTGCCAAATTTGGATCTCTTGCTAAAGCTTATATAACTAAAGATGATGCTGTAAACAATCTG